TATGAACGACTTTCTTGACAACATGGCTAACGATCAACATCAAAAGATGCTGAGGGAGATTGCTAACGATGACCAAACTCCACGAAATAAAAGAAGACAGAACACTGACGGTCTTTTTGAAACAACTGATTGTTCTGATCCCGATCATATTTGCACTTGTGGTGCTGAACAGATAACATTAACTGAAGATTAGCCTTCTAAATAAGGCAGAATAGTTGTATCAACCTAGTGCCTGCCGAAAGAGTTAGTAAAGGGTTCAAAGACATCAGTGCAAGTTTTCAGGTCAATCCATTGAATGACGACTTGATCCCACTGTTGAACGCGAATTCGATCGCTCGTTCGATTCGTAACCTGGTGTTTACTAGTCGTGGTGATATTCCCTTCAATCCAGTATTGGGTTCAAGGGTAAGTGAGTTGTTGTTTGAACCCATGGATCAGATAACATCAACTGCTCTTAGAGAGGAGATCAAAGACACCATTGATAACTTTGAACCAAGGGTAAAACTTGAAGAGGTTGAGGTTGTACCTGACTATGATGAAGGTCAATATGACATCATCATCAACTATATCATTATCGGAATTGATGTTTTGCCACAACAACTATCCTTTGCCTTAGTACCTACCAGGTAAGATGCCTTTAGTTAACTTTAGTAATCTAGATTTCGATCAGATCAAAGCGTCTATACAAGACTATCTTCGTGCTAATTCTAATTTCACGGACTATGACTTTGAGGGATCGAACTTATCTACGATCATTAACACCTTAGCATACAACACTTACATCACTTCGTATAACGCCAACATGGTGACAAACGAAGTGTTCATTGATAGTGCAACGTTGAGAGAGAACGTCGTATCACTGGCACGTAATGTTGGATATCTTCCTAGGTCAAGAAAGGCACCTGTAGCTAATATTTCTTTTTCTGTTGACGCAAATAACACAACGGCAACAACGGTCACACTGAAGGCCGGTATTATGGGAGTGTCAAATCGACAAGCCAAGAGTGTTGCAGGAAGAACATTTTCAATTCCAAATGACATCACAGTCCCTGTAGATAGTGATGGATTTGCAAACTTCATTAACATTGATGTTTATCAAGGAACATATCTCAAACAAACATTTACCGTATCTTCCCGTAATAAGTCTCAAAGATATATCTTACCTAATTCGGGAATCGATACTTCCCTGATGAGAGTTGTTGTAAAGGAGAGTGAAACTTCTACAGTACAAAGAATCTTCAAACAATTTGATAGTTTGTTTGAAGTAAGTAATAACTCTCCTGTTTACTTCCTCCAAGAAATTGATGGTGAAAGATATGAACTCATGTTTGGAGATGGAGTATTTGGAGTTCCAGTAAAAGAACCCAACTTCATCGAAGTAAGTTATATCATCAGTGATGGTGATGCGGGTAATGGTGTTTCTTCAATGATGTTTGGAGGATCACTGAGGGATAATAACAATAATGTAATGTCTGCTGGTGCTTCACTGATTACAGTGAATGAACCCTCTTATGGTGGAAGTTCAATTGAGACTGTAGAATCAATCAAGAAGTTTGCAACCCAGATCTACTCTTCACAGAACAGAGCGGTTACCGCAGCAGACTTTGAAGCGATTGTTCCTAAGATTTATCCTGAGACAGAATCCATTTCGGCCTTTGGTGGAGAAGAGTTGTCACCACCACAATATGGTAAGGTCTTTGTGAGTATCAAACCCACAAACGGTGTATTCCTCTCAAGTGGTATCAAAGATAACATCAAGAATCAGATCAAAAAGTATTCAGTTGCAGGAATTCAAACTGAAATCATTGACCTCAAGTATCTGTATATTGAGACCGATTCTCAAGTATACTTCAATTCAAATCAGGCCCCCAACTCAAGTTTCGTTTCAAGCTTGATTACACAAAACATCAATGCTTACGCTAATTCTACTGAGTTAAATAAGTTTGGAGCAAGATTCAAGTACAGTAAGTTCCAGTGTGTGATTGACAATAGTCATGAGTCTGTCACTTCAAACATCACTACTGTACAGATGAGAAGAGACATGGAAGCTTCCATGAATGACTTCGCTGAATATGAAATCTGTTTTGGTAATCGTTTCGCGATTCTGAATCACGGACACGGTACACATTCGGGACAGATTGGTTACAATATTCGTTCTTCAGGATTTAAAGTTAGTGGTATTTCTGATACTGTCTATCTTGGTGATTCACCCAACATGGATCTGAAGACAGGAACAGTCTTCTTGTTTAAACTCAACTCTCCAACTGAACCAGTAGTCCTGAGAAGATCTATTGGTACTATTGATTATCTAAAGGGTGAAATCATGTTGAACCCAATCAAAATTATTTCTACAGAAGTCTTCCGTGGAACAAACATTGTTGAGATTTCTGCTACTCCATATTCAAATGATGTTATTGGACTACAAGATTTGTATCTCCAATTAGACCCCTTCAATACTGTGGTAAATATGGTAACAGACCGTATTGAATCTGGAAGTGACGTATCAGGAACAAATTATCTTGTTTCTCCTAGTACACTAAGTCCATTGGTAAGAAGAACCCCTGTCATCTCAAGTGGTACATCTACTGTAACACAAACAACATCGGGGGCAACTTTGATTTCTGGTCGAGTTAATACATCACCAGTAACAGTCGATCCAGGGGTTACATCAAGTCCCTCTTATTCATCATCGTCATCATCCTCATCCACCAGTTCATATAGCTACTAATATCAGAAAATGGCAGTAGATAGAGTCAAGTTCCAGGATATTGTTGAGAGCCAGTTTCCTAGATATGTTCTGGAGGACTTTCCTCTTCTTCCAGAGTTTATCAAACAATATTATAAGTCTCAGGAGTATCAAGGTGCCACCTTTGACCTGATTCAAAATATTGATCAATATGTAAAGGTTGACCAACTCTTCGATATCAAATCGTCAACCACCTTGAATGGTGATCTAGATTATACTGCCACAACTATCTCTACACAGGCTCTTACAGACTTCACTGATGGGTTTCCTGAAACTAATGGTCTGATCAAGATTGATAATGAGATTATTCATTACGAGTCGATTAGTAATAACTCCTTTATCAACTGTACCAGAGGATTTAGTGGAATCACAACTCACATCTCTGGAAGTACACCTGACACTTTAACATTTGAAGACACAGATGTTGAGACTCATGAGGATGGAGCGACCATCTTTAATCTCAATATTATCTTTCTTCAGGAGTTCTTTAAAAAACTGAAGACTCAGGTCACTCCAGGTTTCGATAGCAGAACTCTGGATCCTGCAGTCGATCAGAGAAACTTTATCTTCAATGCAGACAGTTTCTACAAATCAAAAGGTACAGATCAATCTTTCAAGATTCTCTTCAGAGCTCTGTATGGAGAAGAAGTTGAAATCATCAAACCAAGTGATTTCCTTTTCAGACCTTCTGATGCCGACTATAAAATCACACAGGATTATGTTGTAGAGACCATCTCAGGTGATCCCCTACAACTCAAGAATCTCACCTTGTTCCAAGACTCTACAGGAGCCAGAGGTTCAATATCTGATGTCAATCCTATTGTCTATGGTGATGGTCAATATCATCAGATTTCTATCGACTATGGATTTGCTCGTGACATCAGTGTTAGGGGTTCGATTCTTGGTGAATTCAAACCAAATCCAAAAACCAAAATCCTCAACACGATTGGTGCGGGTGCCACAATTATTGATGTAGATTCCACGATTGGTTTCCCTGAAACTGGAAAACTTATCTTTGAAGATTCCATTGGTGATTTGGTATCGGTTGCATACACTGGCAGAAGTATAAATCAATTCTTTAATGTTACAGGAGTAACAGAACAATTTGACAAAAAATCTGATATCCGTTTGGATGATGAATCTTATGCATATGTCGGTCTAGACACCTCCAATCCTATCAAGGTTCGTATTGCATCAACACTGAAGGAATTCAAACTAAATGATGGTTCTTACTCTTATCGTGAGAATGACACCATCAATATTCAATCACTCGGTATCGAAAGAGGAGATGAGAGATCTGAGAACTGGTATTCCAACGTTAAGACCCAGTGGAATATTGAAAGCGTTGAACTGGTTGACGAACTTGAACAGTCATACAATATCACTCTGTTTGATGATCACTTCCTTAGACCTGGTTACGACATCATCCTGATTAGTAACAGTGGTCTTCAACTCCCTGGTGTTGTCATTCGTTCTTCATCTGCTAAATCATTCCTGACAAAACTTGCTGCTAACGTAGGAAGTATCGCATATGTAAAGGTTGAGAATCAATTACTTAAAGGTGACTCTGGTAAGTATCCTAAGTTGAATGATTTTGTGTCAAACGTTCAGAACGTTTACCAAAAGTTTAATGGTGAAGTTGCTGTTGCATCCAACTCACTTCCAAACTATTCCAACATCTTCACTGATCCTTACGATAAGAAGATTACATTTACTGGTAGTTCCGCTGATCTGGAGACCCTGGTCGTAACAACAAACGCAGACCACGGTTTCATGACAGGTGATGCCGTCATCTACAAACCAGGTGTCATTACTGACATTCAGATCTCTCCAAACGGAATCGAGATTGTCAACGAAACCGAGAGTAAGTTTGAAAATGTTGATAGTAATGTTTATTACATCAAGAGAGTAAATTCAACCAGTTTCAAACTTGCAAGATCTAGATCTGATATCTTCTCTAACAAGTTTGTTACTCTGACTGGAGAAGTCACCAACAACGAGTTTATCTACTTTGACTTCTTCAATAAGAAACTCGAACCACAAGGTATTGTCAGAGAAGTTTTAAACCCTGACAATAAATCTGGTGACTATGAGACTGATCCTGGTTACACAGGTATGCTCATCAATGGTGTTGAGATTCTTAACTACAAATCAGGTGATTCATTCAACTATGGAGATATTAGATCTCTTGAGGTCACTTCAAGTGGTGAAGGATATGATGTTATCAATCCTCCTGTACTGGAAATTGAAGACAACTATGGAAGTGGTGCAGAAGGCACTGTATCTGTTGATGGTTCCTTGGTTGGATTCAATATCATTGACCGTGGATTTGAGTATATAGAACCTCCCACAGTCACAATCTCTGGTGGTCAACCAGATGTTGAAGCCAAGGCTGAAGTCAGCATGACGAGAATCATCCATTCTCTCACATTCAACTCGGAAGTGACTGCAAAGAGAGTTGATATTGGTGACGATACTATTGGGTTCTCTACATTCCACAAACTCAGTGTTGGTGACAAAGTCCAATATGATGCCAAGGATGGAACTCCTATGGTTGGACTTTCAACCAACGCTTTCTATTACATCAACTCGGTAGACTCATCTACAATCACACTTCATAAGAAACTGACAGATGCAGTTGCCGGAATCAACACAGTTGACATCACAAACTATGGAACTGGTGTTCAGGCAATCACTGCTGTTGGTGGAAGATCTATCGTCGCTAATGTTGTAATCACTAACCCTGGTAGTGGTTACAAAAACAGAAAGAGAAACATTCCTGCAGCAGGTATCAACACGGCTCAGAATCGTTTTGAGATTCCTAATCATGGCTACTCATCTGGTGAAATCATCAAGTATTCCACCACATCTAGTGGTATCGTGGGACTTTCCACAACTGAAGAGTATTATGTAGTCAAGTTAGATGATGATAACTTCTCTCTGTCTTTGGTAGGATCAGGTAATACTGACAAGAGATTCTACTACGATAGAGATCTTCTGGTTGATATTAGTACAATCGGTAATGGTAGTTTCAACTATCGTCCGATTCAAGTAACCATCGATGGCCCTATCGGTGTTACAACTGTTGCTGGTCAAGATTTTCAAGCTAAGATTGAACCTCTGTTTAGAGGTTCGATTAACTCAATTGATCTGACATCAAATGGTGTCTCATATGGTTCATCTGAAATTGTTAACTTCAACAGACAACCTAATATCACATTGAAGAGTGGTAAGGAAGCACAACTTACTCCTATTATTAGTAATTCTCAGATTGTTGATGTTATTGTAAACAATGGTGGTTCTGAGTATAACTCTCCTCCAAACTTAGTAATTGAAGGTGAAGGTAGATTTGCTCAACTTACTCCAGTTATCGATAACGGTGTTATTGTTTCTGTTTCCGTTCAGAGTGGTGGTCTAGGATATGTTTCTGGATCCACAAAGATTATAGTAAGACCTGCAGGAGAAGGAGCATCTGCAGAAGCTCTTATTAGAAACTGGAATGTTAACACTTTTGAAAGAGATTTTAATAATATTGGTGTTGATGATGGATTTGTGTATGAAAGTATTGATGATACGTCTCTTCAGTACTCTCACCTCTATGCACCTAGACCACTCAGATCGAATACCTATGTCAACTCTTCGTCAGGTGAGACTCAATATGGTATTACTGACCTGACACTGGCTGGTGGTGTTGAGAAGACAAGTTCTTACCACTCTCCCATCATTGGTTGGGCTTATGATGGTAATCCCATCTATGGACCTTATGGTTTCACCGACCCCCAAGGTGGTAACATCTCCCAGATGGTTTCTGGATACGAACTGATTAGTAATCCTACTAATAGACCTCCTACATCCCTCTTCCCACTTGGTTACTTCATTGAGGACTATATCTTCACTGACAGAGGTGATCTTGACGAACACAATGGTCGTTTCTGTGTGACCCCTGACTATCCCACTGGTAGATATTGTTACTTCTCTACATTGAATCCTTTCTCAGTAGATTCGACTGGACCTTTTAAGAATTATAAGAGACCTGTATTTCCATATCTGATCGGTGATAGTTTCTATTCTAAACCCAATATCAACAATTTCAAGGTTGAGAGCACTCAAGTTGATTACGACTTTGAAAATGGAGAGTGGTTTAGAAACACACTCGCATATCATACCAATGATGATGACAGTGGTTATGAGTATGTCTTCAACTCTGACAAGGAAAGACATCAATCATTGGATGTTGTAAGTGCATCTAAGGGTTATGTTGAGTCTATTGGTATCACGACTGGTGGTATCAATTACAAAGTCAATGACCGTATTAACTTTGTAAATGAGGCCACTGGTGGTTTTGATGCTCAGGCTAGAGTTGAAAGAGTTGGTGGATCAGATATCAACTATCTGAATTATGATCAAACTAAAGTAGAAAACATTGAGTTTGGAACTATCCTCAGTGTCAATCAATTTATTGGTTTCTCCACTGGACCGATTCCATTTAGTGATTTAGAGTTAGTCACAATCTCTGGTCTTTCCACAACTTTCAATGGTACTTCTGGTACTATCAATTCAAGACTCGGTATCAGAACTGATAACTTCATTCTGACACTTGGTGTTGGTACAACTGCAGCAACTGGTCTTACCACTTACTTCTACGTCTCAGGAGATCTGGGATATCCCACACTCCGTGAGAATGATATTCTTGGTATTGGAACAGAAAATGTAAAAGTTCTGAATATTGATAGTAGATCTAGAAGAATCAGAGTTAGAAGAGAATATGATGGTATTTCTTGTGGACTGGCTCATACCAACAGAACAGTTCTGTTTGAAGATCCTCGTAAGTTCCGTATCAATGTTGGAACACTGAAGACTTCTGTTGCACTTGAAGTCAACAAAGAATACTACTTCTATCCTCAAGAGGTTGTTGGTGTAGGAACAGTAGGTATTGGTAGTACAAGTGTATTCTCCAACCCTGGTGTTGGTATTACACAGAAGTTTATTCCAACCAAACAAATCTATCTGCCCAAACACAATCTGGATGTAAATGACAGACTGTACTACAACAAACAGGGTGGAACTCCAATTGGTGCATGGAATGGTATCACCACTGTATTCCAGACACTTGATGACTATGACTTCTTCTATGTTGGTCCCATCAGTAGAGACTTCATCGGTCTGTCAACTAATAAGATTGGTCTTGGCACAGAAGGATCGTTTGTTGGTGTAGGAACCACTAGTGGTCTTCTGATGTTCACATCAGTCCCCAGTGATGACTACCATAGTTTCCTGACTGATAAGGACAATGTCCTGACTGGTGATGTGACAGTTACCACAGTCAATGTTGCCACATCAAGCACACATGGATTGGAACTTGGTGACAATGTCTTCATGACAGTCAAACCAACCAATACCAGAACAATTAGTGTTCAGTATGATAACAAGACTAGAAGGATTTTATTCGATCCTAAGAGTGTCACAACAACAAATATTATCAAGAACACAATCACAATCACCGGCCATGATTTTGAAGAGGGTGAAAGAGTTCTTTATAGAGAAGGTGGTTCAGCTATCGGTGGTCTTGTAGACGGAACACTGTACTACGTCTATCCTTATGATAGTAACTCTGTTCAACTGATTAGAGACAAGTATGAACTGTCTCAGTCAAGACCACAAATTGAAGACATCACATCAACTGGTACTGGTACTTTATTGAGAGTCAATCCTCCTCTCTACGCTAAGAGAAATGAGAAACTCAAATTTGATCTTTCCGACACTTCACTTTCCTTTGTTGTAAGTGGTGTTCGTAGTTCTGCCTTTGAACTGAGATTCTTTACTGATAGTGATTATTCAAATATCTTTGACACTACAGAAACTAGATCTACGTTTGAGGTCACTCGTTCTGGTAGTCCTGGAATCGACGCTGATGCAAATGTAACTCTGACCATCTCCGACGAAGTTCCAACAAACCTGTGGTACAAGTTTGTTCCTATCAATAACGATATCATCACAGATGTCAAAAAACAGATTGTAATTGATACTGATGTCAATTCCAATAACTCTATCAATATTGAGAAGACCAAGTATGATGGTCTCTATACTCTGACTGGTGTAGGTGATACAACATTCTCCTACAATATTAGTCAGACACCAGACGTTCAAACATATAATGTTGAGAACGCCGTTTCTGAATATGAAACCACCTCTACAACAGCATCTGGCCCAATCAGTCGTGTATCGATTCTTGACCAAGGTGCAAACTATGAAGTCATTCCTGGAATCTCAACAATCATCACTGACAGTGGTAGTGGAGCGATTCTGAAAGCTAATAGTAAGAACATTGGTAAGATTCAGAAAGTTAAGTTCAACTCCCAGAGAATCGGATTTGACTATCCTACTGATCAGACTTTAAGGCCAATCGCCAATCCACCTGAGATTCTTGAACTTGAGTCTCTGACTTCATTTGATTCTATCGGTATTAGTTCTGGTGGTAGAAATTATCTCCTGGCTCCCGATCTTGTAGTCCTTGATGGATTTACAAGAAATAGAGTACAGGATATTGATATCTTCTATCACCTTGGAGACACCTCAGTTACCATCAACCAGAACACCACTGGTATGTACAATGTAACTCCTGAGATTATTCCAGTCAACAACTCAAATGGTGTTGGTATTGCATCTTTGGCATATACAGCTTCCACTAAGACCGTTAGACTGTATCTTGATTCTACATTCAGTGACGCAAGTGCATTCCCATATAACGTTGGGTCTAAGATCTTCGTTGAGAATCTGAATGTCGGTGTTGGTTCTACAGCTAGAGGATACAACTCTGAGGACTATAGTTACCAGTTCTTCACTGTCACGGCATCTGATTCCAACCTTGGTGGTGGACCTGGTTCATACGTTGATTATTCACTCAAGGACTATCTTGATGATACAGATGTACCAGGACAGGTCAATCTGGCAATCTCTGCAGGAAGAGTAATCCCAGTTGATCATTTCCCAATCTTTGATGCCAAACTTAAGAAAAACAACTTCTTTGTAGATGAGACAATCCTGTATCAAGGAAAGCATTCAGGAAGAGTTGAGTCTTGGAATAATGTAACTGAGATTCTTAAAGTTGATACTCCCAAAGAATATGCACTCAATGAAACAGTCAGAGGTCTCACATCCGATGCACAGGCTGTAATTCGTACCAAACTTGATTTCGACGCTGAGATTACCACAGGTGCTGGTGCAACTATCACTTATGGTTGGCAGAAGTCAACTGGTTTCCTGAATGACAATCTTCAGAGAATTCCTAACAACGAATATTATCAAAACTTCTCTTACTCAATTAGATCTAGAGTTTCTATTGATGAGTGGGAAGATCCTGTATCTTCTTTGAACCATATTTCTGGTTACAAGGAGTTCTCTGATCTCCAGGTTGTATCCATCGAAGATATCCCACTGGCTATCGCACAACCATTTGATTCTGATATTGAAACTACAACTGATATTGTAGGAAGTGCAGCTCTCTATTGTCACTATGACTTTGACTTTGTCACTGAAAACAATAATCTGATTAATGGTCAAGTTACTTCGGATGAAATCTTCTTTGAGAACAGAATCCTTTCCGACTACTTCCAGTCTGTTGGTAATAGAGTTCTTGATATTGATGACTTCAGTAGTGATTTCTTTAGTAACGAAAGACCTACTAAGTACAGTGACATTGAAGCGTTTAACTTCAATGACATCTACAACAAAGTCTTCACCTTTGTCAAGGATAGAGTTTTCACAGATGAGAGACAAACATCCATCGTATCTGTCCTTCAAACTGATCAGATTGGTTACATGCAAGAGTATGCAACCATGGAGACATATCCAGAACTTGGGTACTTTGATTACTTCTCAACGGCTGATGGTTGGAATCTCCAGTTCCATCCAGTTAAGTTCTCTGATAACATCTATGATGTCTCAACCCTTTCCATCAGTATTCAGGACAATGTAGCTGGTGTAGGTAGTACCGCTCTCGGTACTGTCGCTCTTCTTGATAGTAGTAGAGAGACAACTCCTAATAATACTCTGGAGACCATCGCTACTATTCCTTCATCTTACAGAGCTATCAAGTCGGTTGTTCTTCAGGAAGATGAAAACGGTGAATACGCATCCACCGAAGTTAATCTTCTTCATGATGGTTCGGATGTTCATATCCTGGAATACGCAGATATGGCCACTAAGTCTGGTGCATATTCTTCCACAGCAGGATTTGGTACATTCGGTGCTAGATTGTCTGGTGGTAATGTCCTTCTGGATTTCACACCAAACGTTGGAACTGCGGTTTCTACTAACACGTCAATCATCGCATTGTCTGATACAGGAACTGGAATTTCCTCGATAACATTCCAAGAGTCCAGACTGAACTCCAACTACAAGTCTATCTCAGCTTCTGGTTCACCTTCAGCCACGACCATTCTTCAGTTTGAAGAACCTTACTCAAGTGGTTACTATGTTGTTTCTGTTAAGGACACAACAAACAATCAATATGAGATGTTTGAAGTTGCTGTCATCACATCTGAGTCAAATGAAGCATTCGTTGAGTTTGCAAACATCATCACTGGTGCAAGTATTGGTCAAATTGGAGTTACCTCTACAACTACTTACACCAATCTCACTTATACACCTAATCAAAATACGGCTGTACAAGTAAGAACCTTTGGTATTGAACAGAAGATCTTTAGTGGTGGTAGTGATGCAACACAGATGCTTCTGAACAACCATGAGTATGTGTCTGGAACTGGTCTCTACAGAGGTACAAAACTTGATCTGAGAACGGCCTTCGATCTCAAACATGATGGTCTTCCCATCTTCAGGAGACAGTTCACTGGAGCTGAATCCTCTTCATTCGACTTCAATAACAACGTTCTCTTCCTCAAGGAACACTTCTTTGTAACTGGTGAGAACGTCACATATTCCTATGGTGGTGATTTGACTGAAGAGGCCATCGGCATCAAGACGACCAATGTAACTGGTATTGGAACCACTGACAAACTTCCTAGAGATTTGTTTGTTGTCAAAGTTGGTGATGGTAGTGTCAGATTTGCAGAGTCCGCAGAGAAGGCAAACAAACTGAATCCTGAAGTTCTTGAGTTCACTCATGTAGGTATTGGAACATCTCATCACATCACGGCTAAGAAACAGAACTCCAAGGCTCTGATCGCCGTTGATAATATGGTTCAGGCACCTTTGGCTGAGACAAGAGTAAGTACAACATTGTCCGCAAACATCGTATTTGAAGGACAATTTGATGTGGCAGGTATTACATCTATCGCCGCGGCTGACCTACTCCGTATTGATGATGAAGTCATGAGAGTCATCAGTGTTGGTGTTGGTGGACAGAACAGTTTGACCGTTCAAAGAAACCAACTGGGAACAGTTCTTGCACCACATAGTAGTGGAGCTACTGTCACCAAGATGACTGGTTCATATAACATCGTTGGAAGTACGATTAACTTCGTGGCTCCTCCATACGGAGCTGTACCAATCTCTACAACCACCGCTGCACCTTCTGAAAGAGATTATACTGGATTGACAACACACTCTACATTCCAGGGTAGAACATTCATGAGAACGGCTCCCGTCAACAGTACGAGAGAGACGTATCACGCCAACCACGTTTTTGACAATGTTGCTAATGAATTCACTGGTATTCGTAGTGAATTCAGATTGACAGATGGTGGTCAGAATGTCGCTGGTTTCTCTACTGATAACGCAATCGTACTTATCAATAATATCCTCCAGGAACCACAAGGAGCACAGGCTACTCAAGGCACATATGATTTGACTGAAGTGTCTGGTGGAATCTCCTCTATCAGATTCGATGAGACAGGAGCAGCCTTTGGTTATGATCCAAATAGATCTAATCTTCCTATCGGTGGATTCATTGTATCGATTGGTTCTACTGAGGGTGGTGGATATCAACCTCTGATTGGGGCTGGTGGTACAGTCACAGTATCGGCAGGTGGATCGATCACGGCTGTCAGTATTGGTAACTCTGGTTCTGGTTATAGAAGTGGAGTTGGAACAATCTTCGTTGGTGTTCAGACATCCAGTCTTGGAACTCCCAACATCACCACGATTGGTAAGGCTACCATCGCTAATGGTAATGTCACAGGTGTGACTATCACCAACGCTGGTACAGGATTTACAGGTACTGATCTTCCTGAACTGGTGATTGATGAACCACATTCTTACACAAATATTCCTCTTGTCTACAGTAGTTCCTCGACCCAAGGTGTTGGTCAGTCGGCTACAATTGATATTCAAGTTGGAGCTGGTGGTTCAGTCATTGACTATCAACTCAAACAGGAAGGTTTTGCATATGGTAACGGTGAGATTTTGACTGTACCTGTTGGTGGTGCAACTGGTATTCCTACCAGTGGAACATTTAGTGAGTTCCAGGTTACTATTGATGAAATCTATAATGATGATTTCAATGGTTTCTCGATTGGTCAACTCCAGGTTCTCGATAATTTCAATTCTGATTTTGACGGTAAAACGAGAACATTCAGATTGTCCGTGAATGATGTTCCACTATCGATTCAATCGGCACCTGGTTCACCTGTTGAAGTGGATAAGACACTCATTATCTTTATTAACGACATTCTCCAACAACCAGAAGTATCTTACAACTTCACTGGTGGTGGTACTGTTGAGTTTGTTGAAGCTCCTCAACCTGGTGACACCTCCAAGATATTGTTCTACAAAGGTAGTGGAGACGTTGATGTTGTATTTACTGATGTTATTGAAACTGTCAAGACTGGTGACTCCTTGAATATCAACAACAATCCTGAAGTTGGTCAAGGTATCGGACTTGATGAGGACGAAAGAGTTGTTGTTGGAATTAACACCATTGACTCTGTATCCACCAATACATACAATGGTCCTGGTATCACTGACGACACAACCCTGTCAAGACCTGTTACCTGGTGTAAACAACAAACTGACTTGATTATTAACGGTCAAGAAGTTGGTAAGGACAGAGTAGATTATGAACCACAAATCTATCCTACATCGTATCTGATTCAACCTGTTGGTCTTGGTTCGACCGAGGCTTATGTGAATAGTGTAAGACCTCTGTTTAACACACAGACTGAATCTAATGATAGAGATTTCCAGAATAAGATCAAGATTATTTCTCAAAATACACAAGTCGGAGCCTCTGCAACGGCTGTTGTATCTGGTCTTGGAACTGTTTCATTCAGTCTGAATACCGCTGGTATTGGATATACTGTCACTCCATCTTTGAGTGTAGCAAATCCATCTGATGGTACAAGAGCCACGGCAACACTTACTCTTACAAATGGTAGTGTTAGTAGTGTGACTATCACTAATCCTGGAACTGGTTATACAAATACCAATCCTCCTTTGGTTCATATCTCTGAACCTACAATCGTAAGAGAAGAAATCAATGTCGATGGTTACAGTGGTGACTACGGTGGAATCGTTGGTGTTGGAACCACATCAACTGGATCTCAAGAACAACTCTATTTTGACTTGTATATTCCTGTAGATTCGTTCATGAGAGACGCTCAATATGTTGGAACTGGTGTGACAGTTTCAACACTGGCCGTAGGTGATTATTTTACTGTTTATGATACAAACATTTCTATCGGAAACACGTTTGCATCAGAAGATAGTTCTGGTTCAACCATCGGTATTGGAACCACGGCCCTTGATAATGTTTATCAGGTTATCTCCGCTCAAAGAAGAGATCAAAATGTACCTGGTGTAGGATCTACGGCAATCTCAAGAATTACCGTTAATATCGACAAACCTGGTGGTTTCGCTTTCTCAGCGGTACCATCTATGGGTGAATACACATGGGGTAAAATCGTATTTGAAGATAGAACATCTCCTCAGGGATTTGATTTCTACGGTAATAATGGAATCACCGGAATCACGACTGGTGGATTGGTCTCAAGATTTGAGCCTCTCAAGTATCGTGACTATACAGCTTAATAAATAACAAAAAGTCCTTTCAAAAATGGCTGCAATAATTACTGACCAACTTCGTATTTTGAATGCGAAGAATTTTGTGGCTGGTGTTCAATCCAGCTCCAATTCTTACTACGCATTTATTGGACTTCCTAATCCCGAAGACTATCAGTCTGACTGGGATACAAGTCCTCCTGCTCCAAAGGATTCTTTGGATCAGACAAATGATTATTGGGACAATATGTTGGCCATGAAGAAGATTAGTTCTTCTGACATCAGCCAAGTTGTAAGAAAAACCCAGTGGGCTTCTGGTATCACATATGACATGTGGAGAGGTGATATTACTCGTACCAATCCCTCACAACCCTCTGGTTCGTTTGATATCTATTCGGCAAACTATTATGTTATGAACTCTGACTTCAGAGTTTATATCTGTTTGTACAATAACGCCACCCCTGAGAACAACTATCAGGGTGGTCCTTCTTTGGATGAACCTACATTCACCGACATTGAACCTAGAGAGGCAGGTAACAGTGGTGATGGTTACATCTGGAAGTATCTCTACACCATCAAACCAAGTCAAGCTATTAAGTTTGACTCTACTTCTTACATTCCTACACCCAACAACTGGGAGACCAACACAGAGGTTGAGGCTGTAAGAGAAAACGCAGCTTCATCTGGACAACTTAAGATTGTCACAATCAGAAATCGTGGTGTTGGACTGGGAACGGCGAACTCCACTTATACTGGTGTTCCTATTCTTGGTGATGGTTTTGGTGCAGAAGCTACAATCGTTGTCAACAACGATTCTAAGGTTGAGACTATCACTGTCTCAAAAGGTGGTGAAGGATATTCTTACGGTACCGTTGATCTGGTAGCTGGTAATGTTCCCACAGGGACAACTTCACCTGTCTTTAACGTCATCATTCCTCCTCCAGGTGGACATGGAGCTGACATCTATCGTGAACTGGGTGCTTACAATGTACTCACATATGCACGATTTGAAAATGACACAGAAAATCCTGATTTCATCACTGGTAACCAATTCGCAAGAGTTGGTCTGATTGAAAACCCTAAGGCCTACGATTCAACTGAGAATCTGACACTGGATAAAGCTAGTGCAGTGTACGCGGTTAGACTTACTGGAACTGGTTATAGTTCTGCAGTGTTTACGGCAGACGCTGAGATTACACAGAGTGTTGGTCTTGGTTCCACGGCAGTTGGTCGTGTTGTGTCATACGATCAAACCACTGGTGTTCTTAAGTATTGGCAGGATAGAACAAACTCTGGATTTAGTTCTGATGGAACACTGAACGCTTCTCCCGAATATGGGTTTAGATCAAACAAATTTACCGCTAATCCAGGTGGTGGTGGAAGCTTGACAATCCTTGGTGGATCTACGACTTTGGCTATCAACACTGCATTCCAAGGTGTCTCAACAGTTCTAAATAGTCGTACATATTATCTGGGTCAGAATTTTGTAAATGGTTTAGCTGATCCCGAGAGTCAGAAGTTCTCTGGAGATATC